AAGTCCCCCACACTTTCAGCGATAGGAGCCGTTGCCTGATAAAAGCTGACAATCTTTCCGTCAGCGGTCGCCTGTGCTGTAGAAGCCGCAGTGATAGCAGCCCCGATACCCGCGTCCTGCACCGCTGTCCATGCTGAACCGGACCAACGATAGAGTTTGTTGCCGTCGTCTATGTCTATCCACAGATCGCCCACCGCTTCTGCAATGGGAGCGGTGATCTGGAAAAAGGTCGTTACCTTGCCATCGGCTGTACCTTGGGCAATGGCCGCGTTTGCAATGGCCGTCGAAGCGGCGGCTTGTGCAGCGTTAAGTTCGGCGCGCGCAACCGAGTCCAAACCCGCGAGATCAGCGGGCGCGCCTGCCACCTGCCCCCAATTGGCTGTCTCACCCGCGATCCGTGCCAGCAGGATCGGGCCGGTATTGAGCGGGTCGAATCCCACTGGTGTCGCAATCTGGACTGCCGCACTATCCTCAGAAGCCCATGCGTAGATTGCTGCGTTTTCTTCCTGCAAGACCAGCGCAATGCGGCCCGACCGACTCGGCTTCTGACTGATAACGCGGAACGGCTTCTGAACCCATCCGAGCGGGGAATACGTCTGATAGACAATCGAGCCGATCTTCGCAGCCATACCCTTGAGATTATAGTCAGCGGAGAATAAGCCAGGGTATTGCATCCGCTGGAGCGTTTGCTTGGCCAATCGCTGTGCCCGCGCACTGTCTTCGACAACCGCAAAGTCGATGGTTTCGGTTCGCTCAATCCCGTCTTCGCTCGCAAGCACAACCGATGGGTAGGGAACCATCTGATAAAGCGAATTGTTGGATGGATCAGTGAATGAACCGGAAATGATATTCGGTAGATTGGTCTGACCGCCCATCGCATCCCAAGATGTCGTGGACAGAATATCGTGGTCGTCAAACTCCACCACCGGAGTTGCCAATGTGTTCGTCTTAATTAGGAATGACAATTTCCCTTCGCTATCGAACATGTCACCGGCACAGCCAGCAAGCAACCCGGCAACAATGGCCATCGGCGCGTCATTGGTCGAGAACGCACCTGCCGTCCGTTATCGGCTCTGTGTGCCCCCACCAGCCAGTGCGACGTTCTCGTCGCAGATATTCGCTGCCGTGATGACGCTTTCCATGTCGATATATTTGAGCGGGATACCGCCACCAACGGACAGTTTGCCAGCGATTCGCCAACCCAACAAAGCATTGAGTGCTTGAATAATCGGGTTTTCCGTGCTTGCACCCCAAGTGGTCTGATCAGCCACCCGCATCGTGCCGACGCCGCCCGCCGTGCTGTCAAAGCGCGGATCGTATTGCGGCATACCTTCACCAATGATGGTGACACGCCCCGGCAGACCGGACGCCAGCGGTGATTGCGTACTCTCGGTATTACCCGTGCGCTTGACCCGCAGGTGAACATAGGCGCACCCGGTCAAGCGGTCATCCGACCCCCACCGAGCACCACCGTTAATCGCAATGGTGTTGGCTGACGTGCCCTCGAGCCGGGTTGTTACGGTGGTAAGATAGCCGACATATACACCTTGGACGCCGCCTGTGGAAGTCCATACCAGAGTATCCTCGAACCATATCTGGTCTATTGAGACGACTTTGTGCGCCGCTACAGCAAGGATGTAATCAATATATTCTTCGTCCGTACCGCTGCCTTCGTAATACCGAATGTCTGCGGGCATGGCGGTTGTGCCAAGCACCAGTTTACGCGGTGCCCGCGTGTCGAGGCGAGCAAAAAGACGCCCAAGATGAGTCTCCGATTGTGGAGCCTTCGATTTACCAGCCAAGATACCGCCGAGCAAACTGGCACCAGCGGCTATGGCTGAGAACGCCGCTACGGATATGCCCAACCCGAACAGTGAACTACCTGCTGCAATGAACCCCAAGGATGTACCGGCTGTCGCCACCACAGAAGCAACAGCGGCGACAATGGCTACAACTTTTAATACTTTACCGACAACTTTACCCATCGCGGCCAACTCCCCACACGCCGGTCCATTCGGCGCGAGGGATCATTGTCATCCCCTGCTCAAAGTAAAATAATGCTTCACCGCCAAGAACGCAGCCGAGGCAATTATCCTGTGTCATCGCGATATCGCCGCGTTGAGCCAACGCAGGGTGGATGCGCGGGAACATCTCATCGAGGCGCTCGCTCATCGACTTTTTCGCCAACAGTTTAAGTGCGCCGCGTTTGCTGCGATATTGCCCGCGCAATTCGTGCAACGGGTCTTCGCCGGTCTGTGCAATAACACATGCTGCTGCCCAACGGCCGCAGTCACGATCCCAACGGAAAGGACGAACGCGCCATTCCGCAATCGTCTCGGAAAGGCGATTTTCCCAATCTGGTAACACCCGCGTCATTTCAAGACCTGTCTTTCGGTGAATCTACCCCCGCCACCGCCACCGCCACCGCCACCGCCCCCATTTACGCCCGCCTTCTGCATTCCGTTGGCGGCAGCAAGGGTCTGTTCGGCACTCTTGTCACCAATATCAAATTCGCTCTGGTGCAGATAGGTCAAGCCGGAACCCTGACTGAGTGCCGCCTGATAGTTCTCGATATTGGCAACAATGGTCTGTTCCTCGTCGCCGGTTTCCACCGTCAAACCGACCAGATACCCGCTGTAATAGGGTTGGATCGGCAGTGGGGTGAAGGTAATCGGATAACCGCCCTCACCATACGTCAGGGGTTCCAGTAGCCGGAACCACAACCGCGCCTCGCGCTTGCGCCATTTTGTTTTTTGACCGACGACATTAAGCAAACTGCTCGCGTCGAGCGGCAAACCCGAAAGGCTCGCAGTGACAGTCTGTGAACCACCTTCGCTGTGCTGCACATCACTGACATCGACTAAATCGCTCGGGATTGCATTAAACGTCAACCCGTCCAGGTCAGGGTCGCCGGTCTCGCTGGCACCGAACACAATGTTCTGAACACCTGTTACAGAGCGTAGCGGATCGCCCTCAATATCCAACCATGCGAACCACTGCACATAGACAACTTCCTGCCCAAGTGCGGCGATGACTGCGGGGTCCATCATCAATAAGCCTCCATCGCGGAAAAGCTGAAACCATCCTGCAATTGCGCAACATTTAACGTGAGCGCGGGAGAACCTTGGGGGAAATATGACGGTAGATAAGGTCGCTTGGTTTCGAGTGCGGTGTTATCCGCCACCACACCGCGTAAAGGTGAGTGAAACTGCAACGTCGCAACACCTGAAATGTTGGTGTTCACGTCAGCGTCCAGAACCATCAATTGCGTACCGACTGTCACATAATCACCGGCCAAGAGTACCAGCGAAGACACCGGCCACCCATCGGTCACAAGGGAATAACCGGAACCGGCCCCTTGCGCTCGGGCAGTGAAGGTTGCGTCATGCTGATCGGAAGGAAGTATCGGAATGTTGAAACTGTTGACCCGCCCGCGAACGCGACCGAGAAACAAGCGCCACTCGCGCGCATGTGCCTGTGTCATCATCGATATGCTAACGTCAGCCGCCCACCACGAATAACCGACATCGACCGCTTGCCGTGCGTTCGACAGGTTGGATGTATTGACCAGCGAAGATGTCATGGGTTGCAGGGACACGGATGTATGATGCGGTTTCGCAGGGTATGGGACGAGAGCCATTAACCTACCCCTCCACCTGGTGTGATCGGCCGTGCTGCATCACGGCGTGTCTTCGCTGATGCTGCGTTCAGCATGGACGGGGCAGCGGCCTGTACGACCCGTACAGAACCCTGCACAATGCGTGCATCCAACATCTCATCGCGCAGTCTGAGTTCGACGACCGCCGGTTGGGGCTGGTTGCTGCTCCCAGGGTTGCGATACAATTCGACACCAAGTGATCCGTTCGGCCCGCGCTTGAGTGGCATGACCGCTTCTGGTCCCGCTTCACCCATCTCACCGATCGCGCCGCCACCTGCGAATTTGAACAATGTCGGCTTGGTGTAGATACCGTTGGTGAACGCACCACCTTGAGCGAACCGTTCGATACCGTTCAAGCTGAATGCGTTGCCTTGTGCGTTTTTGAAGATCGAGCCGAGCGCGCCAGTCACCCCGCCATCCGTGCTGCCGGTACTGCTGCTGGCACCACCTATTGCTCCTGCGAAACCGAGCAGTTTCCCAAAGAAACCGCCACCGCCCCCGCCGCCACTGAACAAATTATCGAGACCAGAATTGAGCAGTCGATCGAATATCTTATCCAACACGCGATTTATCGCATTACCAAATGCTTTCCACACTGTTTCACCTTCACGCAACCCGGTTATCATATCGCGAAAGAACCCTTTGGATGTATCGCGATTGAACTCGATTTCTTCTCGTTGTCTGCGGATTTCTTCGGTGGTCGCCGCATACTCAATCGCCTGTTGGCGGATGAGTGCCAAATCCTTCGACCCGAGAGGGATACCATTCTGTTTTGCCGACAGCAGCATATCCGTTTCTATCCGATATGCGTGCAGAGCCGCACCGGTCAGACCGAGTTCACCGCGCTCACGCTGTAGCGCAAACACGTCTTCCTCGTGCGCCTTGGTCATGTCTGTGATAAATTCGGCGGTCTTGTTGGCCTGAACATCCCGCGCAAGAAGCTTGGCCCTCTCATCGATCAGGGCAAGATGGACGCGCATCTCATCGTTCATGTTGGCGAGATCGATTCTACCTTTGCTCACTGCCTCATTGACCAACTGCTGACGGATCGTAGTGTATTCAAGTTCCAAACCGGTCAGACCGATCAACTCAGCATGATCCTTCAACACCCGCTGCTGATCCTCGAATGCTTTGGTCGCTTCGGCTGTCACCTTGGCGATTTCGGCGTCAGTGAGAGCCTGCGCCAATTCATTGAGTTTGCCGCGCACCTTGTCAGTCAACGGGATGTTCTTTTCGAGTGCCTGCGCGATCAAATCCTGCTGATTGCGGTAAAGTATCGCGGCGTTCTCGGACATGCCAAGTGCGGTTGTTTCCGTCTTGAGAGCGGTAATACGCTTTTCAGTCGCAGCGATCAGGTCTTGGTACGCTTTGGCGATCTTTTCGAGTTCAGATGCGCCGCTTTTGGTGCCAGCCTTTTTCTTCGCGTCGTCAGGATTGAGACCGATCATCTCGGCAAACTCGCGCAACTTGCCCGCAGCCCATGACCCGAGACCTTGAACCCCTTCGATCATGCCCTGTACGTAATCGACACCCTGCGCTTTACCCATCTCGGCGTCGACAATCCCGTCGATTGCATCGGCTGTTCCGGCTAGTGGGTTTGCGATGTTACCGAACGATACATCGCCTATCTGCAAACCTTCACCGATACCGAACGGCAAATTAGCGACCATCCCGTTAATGAGCGAGATCGTCCCGTTCACCATACCTTCAACAATCTTGAGAACCCGATTGGCTGCTTGGATGACGTAATCACCTATCGCAGCGGGCAACATCTTCCACGTCGCTTTGACCGAGTTAAATGCACCGACCAATGCACCGATGATAAAATTAGCTGCATTTTTCACCCAATCAATCGCATCGGTGAATACACCACCGAACGTATCGTTGAGTAAAACCATTGCGCCAATCACAAGACCGATTGCAAGGACGATGAACCCGAACGGGTTGGCAACCGCAAAAGCAATCATCCCGAGTGTCGCGGCTTTAATCGCCGTGAGAAATCCACCGATGAGCATCGCAGTTGTGGTGCCGATCCATGTGATAATTTGTGGTGCAAACGCAATCGCAAGCACCACACCGAGATACGCAGCCGCAACCGATACAGTATCCATCGCATCGGCCAAACCGTACATCAACGTCTTCGCTATGCCCATCCAGTCGATTGCCTGCAAACCCGCAGCGATGAAACCGACCAAACTGATCGTGACGATGCTGGTGACGCTGAACAACTGCTTGAAACCAAGAACCACGTTACCCAATCCACCAGCCATAGCGGACGACAACTGCGTGCCCTGTTGGAGTGCGATCAGTAGCGGTGACATACCGCCCGCTGCGGTCACACCGATATCCTGAAACTGTGCCGCGATATTACCCGGTGTGGACTGGAGACGGTTGATATTGTCGTTGGCTGCGGCACCGAGCCGATTAAGGCTACCGGCGGCGTTGTTTGCCGCTGGTGCGACACTAATCAGGGACGCCTTGTATGCTTCGACATGAGCGTCGGCATTAGCAAATGTCATGCCAACCCGCGCCGTGGTATGCACCAGGTTCCCGAGTGTGGCGTTAGCACCGATCGCGGCGCGCTGCACGGTGGTCATTGCACTGCTCGACGACAGAGCGGCCTTGGACAGCCTATCAGTGCCTGCCGCTGCACCCATCGCAGCGGCCGAGAACGACTTGATACCGGCGCTCGCACCACTTGTGCCAGCAGTGACACCCGAAGCGGCCCGATTGAAGTTCTCAGCGGCCTTCTCGGCCCTCTGTGCGGATGGAACCAGTGCGTCGAGCGCAACCTTGGCATTCTTGAGGTCGCCGGTCGGGGCGCTGAACCCGATGGAAGCAATATTGGCCATCTCTATCGCTTCCCCTGTCTAGCTTTCCGGTCGGCTTCGTCCG